TAAATTTTTGGAAAATGAGAAGAAGATTTCCCCATGAGTTTCATACACAGTCTCCTAGTATAGAAGTTATAAACTCTTATGATGGTGAATCTCAACACAGAGGAATGTTTGATTCTGAAGGATACTTAGAGTATTTTAAGATATTAGATTACTATGAAAAAGGTCATACAATTATAATGTCTAATATTTTTGATTTAACTGAAGAATTAAGAATGTTAGAAGGTGCAATATCAGATAGCTTTGCATTTTATCCTGTATATGGCAATTTTTATATGAGTAAAGAAGGTAAGGGTGGTTTTCAAAGTCATGACCACTCATATGATGTTTATGTAAAACAAATTTATGGCACTTCTCATTGGGTTTTAAATGAAACTGAAGATGTTATATTGCCACCTGAAGATGTATTATACATACCTAAAGGAACTAAACATTATGTAAAAAACACAGATGGTCCTAGACTATCACTAACAATTAATATGCAATGATAATAGATAATACAGTACATAAGTGGTTATTGAATGGAATGTATAAAGATAAAACTCATATGAAAGTGTATGGTCAATATCCTATAGGAATTAGATTTCATTTAGGCATTGTAGATAATCATGAAGAAATGAAAATGGCATATGAAAGTGATAATGAGTTTTATGTAGATGATTATATGAAAATGAAAGTTAATACTAAAAAATTACGAGAAGAAATGAAAAATGGCACATATTGTTATCCAAACAATGAGGCCCACGAAATTGAAAGTTGCACACCAATAGAAGGAGTAGTAGATATACAAAAACCAGCAAAAAATGACCATTGGGAATATTTAAGAACAAATACTTTTTGGGGTAATAGGGGTCGCAAAGTATTTGCATTTAATATACATTCATATTTTCCAGAAGAAAATCATAGTAAGGTATTGTTTTGGAATTGGGTATATCAAGAGTTTGTATTAGTACACAGAATAAAAACTAAAAGGCCTACATCTACAATAAATCAAGATGATGATATTCAATCTATTAATATTTCTTATGAGGGTGTAAACAGAGAGGTAATAGTAATTACTTCTGCTGAAGATAAGTATAGAAATCATACAGAATCGTTAAAAAATGCTAAAATATTTATCGAACCTGGTGATTGCCAACCTAAGGTTCTTTATAAATAGTACTATGGCAATTACAATTACAGATAAAGCATTAGAAGAATTTACTGATTATTTTCAAGACCCTGTAAATAAGTATATTCTTTTATATTCAAGAAAATTGGTGTTTAATGATGGTGTTTCAATACTTGGCAATGAGATAGGTACACTAATACCTTTATTAGCATTTGATATAATTAATGTAGGCACTAAACAACCTGTTTACAATGTAGATGGCGATGATACTAGTGGCATTAAACATTACTTGGTTCTAAACAATGAAGGACAAAAAGAGTATTTTTATTATTATGAAGAATCTGGCACAAGAAAAGGAAGGTCAGCACAACTGACAGGACAAGCAAGTGAAAGTGATAATCAACAACAAATAGGTTCATTAGATTTATATCTTACCTGGTCAGATGATGACGCCTCTTTTGTAGGCAATTCTACTATTGATTATGATGAAAATGCGAATAGGTTTACAATAGATGTTACACCATGACAGAACTAAATTCACTTACTAGACAACCAACTAAGTTAGATTACGCAGCTGCTACACAGTTTAAGTTTAATATTACTAAACTGCCTAAAGTAGAATTTTTCTGTACATCTGTAAATATACCTGGTATTACATTGGGCGAAACTTCACAAGATACACCATTGAAAACTATACCAATACCTGGTGATGAACTAACTTATGGTTCTTTAAATGTAGATTTTATGATTGATGAAAACTTAGAGAACTATCGTGAGATACATGGTTGGTTAACAGGTCTAGGTTTTCCTAAAAATCATACACAGTTTGAAACTTTTGTTAATGCTGGTAGTGATAGATTTCCTACAAGTAATGCAACTGCAAAAAGTAGAGAAGCAGGTAAAGTAGATGATGTAGGTTTTGATGTTGGCGCTCAATATTCAGACGCTACACTATCAATACTATCAAGTAAAAACAATCCTATATTAGAAGTGAGATTTAGAGATTTATATCCTACTTCACTATCAGGTTTATCTTATGACCAACAAGCTGGTGATACTTCATATCTTACAGGTACAGTAGCGTTTAGTTATCTAATATATGAGTTTGCAAATATTAATGACCCTCGAACTGTTGAATCTACTACTTAACATCTAACTAAATATAGTTAGAATTTATATAATTAACCGGTGATTTTATTATGACATTAGAAGAACTACAAGAACTGGTCGATAAAGACCTAAAAATAAATGAATCTGAACTTGACTTAGAATCTCTAAAGACACCTCAGCTACATAACAAATATCTTAAACATTACAATAACTTTAAATTGTTAATGACACGAGCTGAATCTGATTACAAGATACTTAAAAGAGTTAAATGGGAATACTATACAGGTAAGGCAAGTCCAGAAGTCTATAAACAAAAACCTTTCAATTTAAAAATCATGAAGTCAGACTTAGATAAGTATCTTGATTCTGATGAAGATTTAATCAAGTCAAAACAAAAGATAGAGTATCTAGAAACTGTTGTCAATTACTTAGACAGAACACTAAAGATTATAGGTGGTCGTGATTGGCAAATAAGAAACTCAATAGAGTGGAGAAAGTTTACTTCTGGTGCTATCTAACAATGAGAAACCTAATACTCACAAAGAAGAACGATATACATTTAGTAGTGGATGCTGATGAGGATGTTCGTAGAGATTTAGGAGAACACTTTACATTTTCTGTACCTGGTTTTAAATTTATGCCAGCCTATCGTTCAAGACATTGGGATGGCAAGATAAGACTATTCTCATATACAAATGGTCAAATCTATACAGGTCTATACCCATACATACTAAACTGGTGTAAAGAGAATGATGTTGAAGTAGTAGATAGAACAGACATAAAGGACGCCAATGTAGATGATAAACTAGTAGATAGTTTTATTAAGAAACTAAAGATACCTTTTGAAGTAAGAGACTACCAAAAATCGGCGTTTATTTACTCTATGGTGAAATCAAGGTGTTTAATGTTATCGCCTACGGCATCCGGAAAATCTCTGATAATATATCTGATGGTGCGATTTAATCTGATACGCCTGAAAGAAGAAAAAAACGATAAGATTCTTATAGTAGTACCGACTACTTCTCTAGTAGAACAATTATATAAAGATTTTAAAGACTATGGTTATAATAGTCAAAGAAATGTACACAGAATATATCAAGGTCATGAAAAAGAAACAGATAAAAGAATAGTAATTAGTACATGGCAGTCTATATACAAAATGCCGAAAAAATTTTTTGAGCAGTTCGGAATGGTTGTCGGTGATGAAGCTCACTTGTTTAAGGCAGTTTCTTTAACTAAAATTATGTCAAGACTAGAAAACTGTAAGTATCGTATTGGTCTTACAGGTACACTTGATGATAGCAAGACACACAAACTCGTTTTAGAGGGTTTATTTGGTGCCGTGAACAAGATAGTATCAACCACAGAACTTCAAGAAAAAGAACATCTGGCTCAACTTAAAATACATTGTTTAGTATTGCAACATGAGAAGATGTCGATAGACTTTCTTAGAGGTAAAACATATCAAGAAGAAATGGATTTTCTAGTATCTAATACTAAAAGAAATAAGTATATTCGTAATCTATGTTTAGGTCTAAAGGGTAATTCACTTTGTCTGTTTCAATATGTAGAAAAACATGGTATGATTTTAAAACAACTAATAGAAGAAAAAAATAAAGATAAACAAGTATTTTTTGTTTATGGAGGCGTAGAAGCAAATGAAAGAGAAAAGATTAGAGCTATCACAGAAAAATCTGATAACGCTATTATTATCGCCAGTTACGGTACCTTTAGTACTGGTATTAATATTCGCAATTTACATAATATTGTTTTTAGTAGTCCTAGTAAGTCTCGTATCAGAAACTTACAGAGCATTGGTCGTGGATTAAGACTAAAAGATGATAATTCAGAGGCTAGATTATATGATATATCAGATGATTTATCGTATCAAGAAGAAGAAAATTATACTCTTTCTCACTTTAGAGAAAGGATAAATATATACAACGAAGAAGGATTTAACTATGACATTCATAATGTCGAGTTATAAAGGAGAGAATCATGGAAGCAATAAAGATTATTAAACTTATTAATGGTGATGATATTGTTTGTACAATACCAGAAAGATTATTAGATGAGAAATCGCCGCTTGTTAAAATTGATAAACCTTTGCAAGTGAAGTATGTTCCTGCTATGGAAGAAATGGGTCTTAAAGATTATGTTGCCCTTATAAAGTGGACTTCATATTCTGATGACACTATTATATCTATACCTAAAGACAAGATAATGACTATCACATCTGCTGGTACAGCTATGTCTAATTCTTATGTAAGTGTATCAAGTGCATATGATAAGGCAACCATGGTACAAGAACATAAACAAGATTCTTATGAAAGAGAAGAACTTGATGATGATACATCCAAGAAGTTAAATGAAATCTTTGATAGTTTAGATGATACAACTAAACACTAGCTACTCTGACCCTCGGTAGGAGAACACAGCTAAAATAACATAAATAGAGAACAATGTCAAGCGTGGTTGAAAATGAGATTAGCACTTAGTATTTTATATATATTTTATTTTGCATTAGCATTATATTCTTTTGTTGTTCTATCTTGGACACAATTGTTTTTTACTTATATTTTATTCTGGTTTTTATTAGAGTTTGTTATGAGTATGTTTACTCACAGGTGGGCAACACATGACTTGTGGAATCCACCAGTATGGTTTCAAAACACAATGAGTGTAGTATCTTTAACTGCATTGATTGGTACGCCAATATCATATTGTGCATGGCACCATAATCATCATAAAAATTCAGATACAGAAAAAGACCCACACAGTCCTAAACATGTTAATTGGTTTAGAATTATATTTAGAACTCATGAACATGAGGCAAATATTAAGTTAGCTGGTAAGAGAATAAGAAACGAATGGCAAATGTGGTTAACAAAAAATGAAA